CCCTGCCTCTGTCCTCCTCGAATAGAAGCCTCGGTACACCCAATTTCTGGGGCTTGTACCTATCAACTCGCTCTAGGATTGTGCCATCTTTCAGCACTCTCTTCGGACGAACCGCCGACCCACGAAGGGTCTTACGCGTCTCCTCTTTACTGGAGATGAACTTCGGAGTATCTCGTACGTACCGAATTACGGCGCGATGGAGATTGCGATAGCCCATGAAATACATCTCATTGGCATACGCACGAAGGGCTTCAAATTGAGCAGCATCAATCATCCGTCCTTGTTGGACGGGGATGCGGTAACGCTTCGGGGTTATATCTCTCCCCGCAAGAGCGTACACGCCACAGGCTTCTCTGACAGGTGAATCACCGGTAAATGACTTTCCGATGTTCACTACGAGCCCTAACGACTGAAGAAGCAAGATCAGTCGATCTGCGGCGAAATCAGGGCAGCAAATGTCGTCACCGTATACGCGTATATTATGTTGAATAGCGCGATACTGGGGCTTTAATCCCAGATCGGAAAGGTAATCAGACAGGAACAGATCGTCAATGATGACGTTGCCCTCAGCGTCTTCATACTGCCACTCAACTCCGTTTTGAGCCTTGTAAAGCTCAGCGAGAGTAGCGTATATTGCACAAGCTGCGAATACGGTGCTTTGGACGGGGAAGGTCAATGCTGACCCCATCCCCCCATACATAGATAGCTCTACCAACGCTGCATCTTCCCCAACAACACATTCCCAAGTCCTTCCTGCCATCAACAGATGCAGGAGATTCCCGGAAAAGAGATCGATGATGAGGTCCACACTAAGGTGGTCCGACGCGGCTGATAGGTCTATAGTTGACGGCTTTATGCCTGAGCTTGACAACCGGCTGCCCCGAAGGGCACAATCCTGTGAAAGCGACTGATCTCGGTATCTAATGAAGAGCCCTGCATTGCAAGTAGGATCGTCATCATTCTTCCTGTATAGGTCGAATTTCAACGCCTGCTGCGCAAGCTGGGATTCAACAGGTTCCCTTGTTATCGGTCTTAGTGCTCCGATGTCTTTGTACACGAGCAACAGTTCGTTAGGCCGTTGCGGGGAAACATCATACTCAACATCATCAACATGGAAGCGAAGGAGCTCATTTGACTGTATGGTCGGCTGATAATCCCGATTTTTCTCGGGAATTGTCTTAAGACCACCGAAAGTTGTCCCGGGTCCATGGTTGCCCACTTCACTAGGTTCAACCTCCAAAAGCCATGAGGTAATCCGCCTCAAAACGTGAATTATTTCACGTTCACATAGCACGGGGTTCGGTTCGACCTGACGTATGATCCAATCGGTTTCCGATGATTCGTACAGATCAGGC